TCCTGAAGTTCCGCAAGTTGCTCATCGGTCAAATCAAATAATCCAGTCATACGACCACCCATTTTCTTTTTAAATTCCTTTACGGACATGCCTAATGCCTCTGCAGCTTGTTTCCAACCTTCACCGGACATATCATCTACTTCATCATAACCCTTTGAGTGTGACTTTCCAGAAGCACCAGAATTTAAGTATTGTTGCCCCAGTACTCGGGCATTTGCGCTTTGTTCTTTGATATTGGCAATAGCAGCTTCATAAACAGCGTTTGCGGTATCTCCTGTCAAGGTCTCCGCTAACTCCAGCTGTTTCTCAATTATCCGATCAAGAATATTAATATAGGATTCATACGTTTCTTTCGCTTTCTCGTATTTTTCTGTCGTATCGTCCTTAGTGAACATACTGAAAATCTTTGTTGCTACCTGTATAACGGCACTAATAACAGCAAGAATAACAGATGCCTTCTCAACTGTACTGATAGCGTTAGCCGATGTATCTGCTGCCATTTCAACACCACTCATAGCAGTCAATGCAAAGGTTCCTATTTCACCAATTAAAGAAATAATCTCTCCGGCCGGTCCACCGATTGATTTTCCAACATCAGTTAATGCGTCTGATAATTCATCCAACTGTGCTTTTACGTCTTTTTCTGCTTTCTTTACCTTTGCATCCTTTTGTACTACCTTATCTTTCGCCTCATTGTATCTCGAAGTCTTTTCTTTTACTTTATCCAAAGCCTGTGCCTCGGTCAGATAAGCTTTTGTGGAATCAATTTTACCAGTCTTTTCGTTGAATTTTGAGGACTTGACACCATTCTCTATTTGTGCTCCACCCTTGACAGCCTCGGCAGTCTGACGGGCATTCTCTAATTCCATTTGCGCATTAGCTAACTCTTCCTCTGCTTCTGCTAATTCTTTCTTCTTGTCAGATAATGATTGAAACGGGTTACGTGAATCCAATTCATCCATAATTGATTGAATAGTACTAGTATATTCGCGAAGCTGGTCCGGGGAAAGAACTTTGGCAGCCGTACTCTTTGCATTCTCTAATTGAGTAAGCAGAGAATTAAGAGTTTCAGAAGACGTTTCTTTCAGATTTTCAAATGCACGAACATACTCCGGAGACTCTTTCAACTTATCGTAATCCAGGCCCATCAATTCCATTCCCTTGTTCTTTGTTGCTTGAGCAATAGACCGATCAATTTGTTCAACCTGTTCTGTATCTCCATTCTTAACCGCTTGCTTACGTTGTTCCTGCAAGGTGGCAATATCTTCGTTGAATTTTCGTTCAATAGCAAGGCGTTGGTCCGTATAGTCTTGATACTGATTCAGCAAATCAGCTAAATCATCCCCACGATTGTACTTTAAATCTGTAGTTTCCTTTTTTTCATTAGCAACTTTATCAAATGCATCAAACTGTTTCTTTACTGGCTCTGACTTGACATATGCTGATGCATTGAAGATTTTATCTTTATTGTCAGGATTAGCATCAAAGGCGGAACGAGCATCTTCAATCACTTTTAACTTTTTGTCTTCAGCTTCGCGACCAATAGCCTGTAATTCTAGTTTATGATTGAGTTCCCTTTGTTTTAGAACCTTTTCACTGCTCTCTTTAAGCTTATTTATTTCAAGCTGCTCTAGTTGGTTTGCAGAGTCTTCTTTCATACGCTGTTGCTCTCTATTCTGCTTATCTAGCAGGAGTTTATATTTCTCCTGTTCTTCACGTAGCTTTTTCGCTTGGTCATCCTTCTTGGAAGATGAATCATAGACTTTTAATTCTTTTTCAGCCTCCTTTAGCTTCTTGACATTTTCTTTATAAGACTTTACCACAGCAGAATCTATCCCTTTGAACTTTCCGGCATCCATTTGCTTCTTTTGTGCTGAAGCGATTGATTCCAATGCTTTAGTAGCATCTTCTTTTTGTTTTGTCCAAAAGGCTTTATTTTGAATGGCAGCTTTTTCTTCTTCTTTCTTTTGTTCTTCCTTTGCTTTCTTCTGAATTTCATTTATTTTCTCTACTTCTTCTTTTGCAAGACGGGCAGACTCTGCAGCTTCATTCTTCTTTTTGGCTAATCGTCCAATTCTTATACTTAATCCTGGATCTTCAATACCATCTTTTCTATTTTTTTCAGCTTCATCGATAGCCTTTTGCCATTCAGCGGTAGCTGCATCAAGTTCTTCTTGCTTCATAACAGCTCTAACCTTAATCCCCATTACATATTGCTCATTTTTATCTTTGTTGAGTAGTTTTAAAATATCATGGAGTTCCATTGTTTTAATCTTCTCTAAATCAAGATTTTTTAAAACATTTGGCATTATAGATTGAAGTTGTTTGTATGCACTTAATTTATCAAATTGACTGGATGTTTCATCTCTTATAATATTGACAAGACTTTCTGCCTTATTTTTCAATTCATCAAAATGTTTTTTTTGAGTCTCCATAGCAGCATTATGCTTTCTTATAGCTCTTTCGGAGACAGATTCTGCTGTAGCACATTTGTAAATTGCATACCCAAGCCCTGCAAATGCGGCAGCTGCTAATACATAAGGATTAGTTAACATTGCAGCAGCATTTTTTAGTTGTGCAATAGTTTGAGCTTTGAGGGCTTTTGTCAATAAGATACGAGAAGATGTATTCTTTGCAATCATTGTTGCCTCAATAGCGTACAAGCCTTTCTTTAGGACTAAATCAGCGGCCTCAATAGCACGCTGTCGATTTACAATTGCTGTTACCGTTGCATATACTTGCTTAGCAGTACTTACAGCAAGAATACTGCCTTTGTATCCTGCAAGGGCAGTCGTAACAACAACTATTAATGCTCCTATTTCTTTCAATGCTTCTTGAGCGCTTCCGTCAGCAAAGGCTTCATTCATAGATTGCGCTGCACTGGATATTTCCTTTAAGATTTCTTTTCCTAACGGGCGAAGGGCAGCTGTTATATTATTACCAAGAAGCTTCATTTGATTCTCGGCTGATGAGGACATTTCTATAAAAGCAGCTTCTGCGGCACCTGTTGCATTTTTCATTTGTTCCAGATCGGACGCAGCACCTACTGCATTTTGTCCGGTTATCATTAGTGCAGCCTGTAAAGCTTCGTCGGTACCCAATAATTCTTTCATTTTTGTAGTACTTCCGTTTGCTTCGTTATAGATCAGCTGTAATGCTTCCTGGAAAGAACGTCCGGAAAAGGCTGCATCACCTAAATGGTTAGCCGTTCCCATAATTGCCGCACGTATTTTAGTCATCGCTTCGGCTGTTGGAACACCTTGTTTGGTTATTGATACGACAGCTGCTAGCACGTCTTCAATATCAATACCGAAGGACGAGGCAATGGGAGCAGCTTGAGCAATACTCTTTCCAAGTTCTCCCATTGTAGTTTTACCAAGCTTGGCTGTGGTAAATAACATATCAGAAACAGATTCTGCTTCAGAAGCTCCTTTTTTATATGCATTAAGAATTGTAGTGATAGCATCTGCCGAAGTAGCCGTTTCTGTAACGCCGCCGATAGCAGCCTTAGCAGATACTTTTAGAATATTCATAGCATCCGCTCCATCATGTCCTGCAGATACAATCTGATATAGTGCTTTCGCTGACTCTACGGCTCCGACTGGAACCTCTCTAGTCATATCAATAACGCTATTCATAAAATCGGTAAGACTGCCTTTTATCCCGCTTGAAAGAGTAGCAACTTCTTTCATGCTTTGCTGGAACTGCTTTTCGAAGTTATATGCTTCTTTGGCTGCTTGAGTAAAAGCGATTCCCGCACTAATGCCAATCCCTCCGAATACATCAAAAGCGGTAATTTCACCGGCCATTGCCTTTATGATTCCCATCGCTTCTTGACGCCCGGAATATAGCCCTGAATTATCTATACCTGTAGCGAAATATAACGCACCATCTTTATTCTGAATACCCATATAGCATTTATTCTTAAAATATAAAGAGGAGGTAAAATTTGGCTATTTCGAGAAGAATAAGCATCTTTGCAGTGTTCTAAGACCAAGGAACGATTTTTATTTCAACGTATTAGGGAGTTGATTCGCCTACTATACCACAATATAGGCTATCAATTCCCTTTGCTACATAATCCTAATGCGTTGCAATAGATTATGTTCCTTGGTCGGAAAGAATAGGGGAGAGATAGCCTTTTTCTATAATATATAAATTACTATTCATTAGCGCCATGACCAAGGAAAATGAGAACGTATCTGTAGCGAATAAAAGGAACTACACAGAAGAAGAAATTAATGCTGCTTACAAGAAGGGCAAGGATGAAGGAAGAATTGAAGGGATGCTCGCTTATCAGAAAAGATTGATTGAGAATCTACAGCGGGATAATGCATCTCTCAATCAGAAGCTTCAGGAGATTAAAAAATAATCCCCCATATCTTCACAGATACAAGGGACTAGAAAACATACTCTAAACCAATTTATAAAAAAACAGTTAACCTAATATATAAACACAATGGCAAATTACCTTATCGTTTGACCTTTCCAGCAATATCGTTATATTTCTTTATCCTGACTGTCTTACTAGGGTCATCAAAAGACGGAAGTTCTACCCACTCATAATCTCGTCCTTCAACATTTCCGTCTTCGTCAGTCGTCTTATTACGCTGTCTCATCACAAATGAGTACTCCTGAAGCAATATCTCTATTAATCCATAGCTACTATCCAACGTCTGATTAAACGTTAATCCTAGAGCTTCTTTTGCAATAACTAAGAATCTGCTTTGGTTATATCCTTCCAACTTTGCAGATTCTTCCGAGCGGCTATTATCTCCGTCTCTCGTAGCGGGCTCACGTTCCGAAGCATCGTGATAGAGGTACAAAAAGGGTGATACCCTATGCGATATATGATTGCATTGAATAATATGCGTATATCCTCCCATGTCGTATTGTCAATGAGGGCTTTTTTAAACCATGCCGGTGGATCACTAGGCTTGTTATGAATGCCCAGGCAAACGACATCAAGAAGTAGTCCTCCATATTTATTCATCAATTCTGGAAAATCAGCATTCAGCTCACCATCTTTCACAATCATTTTATCAATATCTTCCTTTTCAATTTCAAGGAGAAGCGGACGAATTCTAAACCATGTCCGGACAGTGATAGGCTTTATTACAATACAATCACCGGGATCCTTTCCTTTTGGAATAGAATCTCGGTTAGTAAAATCAAATGGAATCTTGACAGGCTGCTCCGTTACAGATTCCGATTCTTGCTGAAATAAGTTCTTTATACTCATAATTTCCTCAAGGAGCCTAGCCCGTTGTACTTCCGGGCAATACTTCCGGTTATTTGCAACTAACCTTCAATACTTTCAGCTCCATCCTTCAATAGTTTGTTCCTGTAGACGGAATCGAACCGCCGGTCTCTACTTAATAAATGTAGCGCTCTAACCAACTTAAGCTATACAGGACCGTTAATTATTTTTTCGCACCACTTGGAGCAGCTTCTCCGCTTTCGACATTCGCTGCATTAGCTGGGGCTTCTCCGCCTTCGGCAATAGTAACTACTTCGCGCATAAAAGCGGTCTGTCTCTTACCGTCTACAGTAACAGCAGCCTGCATATATACACGAACAAGCAATAACTCTGCTTGTTCTGATCCGGGAGCCTGCGAAATCTTTGAGGCGATCTTACCATTCACGATGGTATAAACGACCTTCTTACCGTTTTTAGGTAATGTTTCGCACTGGAACGTTTTTGAAATAGAGGGAGTGTTAATAGGCTTTTTCCAAATGTTTTTTCCGCCTGTTGTATCTACTTCACCGCCTGCCAGTTCTTTGAGAACCTCATTTGATGGAGTAGGGATAGAGAACTCGACATAATCTGTCGTATCTTTCACAAGTTCAACATAAAAAGGTTCTTCACTGCCTTCCACTTCAATTTTTACTTCTTTGGGATCTGCAAAGTTGAATGCAACACTCCCTTTGGTCGGAAGGGGATAATCTTTGAGATCTGCACCGGGAACGCCGTCACCGACTGTTCCAAATTTAATTTTACCTACGCCCATAGCGATAGGTCTTACTTCTCCTGCCATAATTATTGATCTATTAAAATTTCTAATCTAATATTTGTACAAGCGAATTTCTCTTTCAAGTCCGGCATTGGAACACTCCAGAGAACTGTCACTTCTTTACATACACCGTCATTACTATTGATTGAATCAAGCGACTTCCGCACCTTACGCTTTAATTCTTTCATTCGTTGACGTTTTAACATACCATTCTCATCACTCCAAGGTACGAAGATATTGATGTTAACAGGCACTTTATTGATAAAGTCAAGTTCATTCAATTGCAGATGATTGATAACGATATGTTCATTGGTCAAGCCTGCTTCCGATTTGTCCTTGTAAATCATAACATCGGTGCCCGCAGCGGCCACAGCATTATAAACTATATCTACAGCGTCAAATTCATCCATAGCTACATATTACTAAAAAATAACTTCAATGTGTCTCTTAGGTATTTCTCACATTGCGTATTAGCCCCTGAAACGACTTCATACCCTTTAGCTTCCACGGCTGCCGCATACTCCATTCCTGCAACACCTACCAACACATAACCACCGGTATGCGATAACGAGACTTCCTTGGCGAGCCTGTGTCCCTTATATTTACCGGTAATTTTATCAGTTCCTTTGTCACTCTCTTGGAAGTTTTCTGTAAGCACTTCACCGTCTTTTGCAATCACATACCCGATAGAGGAACGAAGATTACCACTATGATCATCAAATGAAGCACTTTTACGAGCCACTTCGACAAACTTTTCACCAGCACCTTGTAGAAGTTTCAACATTCTTTCTTCTGCTCGGTTTTGAAAGTGATCGAACCAACGTTCTAGTGACTGTTGGTCGAATAGGGGAGTCATGCCGTTTTTCATACGTTGATAATTGAATGTGATTGATAAGGTTCCCAACAGATAACCGGTACATCAATACCCTTTGATGCAACTTTCAAACGCAAAAACTTACTATCTGCCGGCGGTTGCATTTTGGAGTAGAAATAGCCATGTACCTGTGTTTCATCACCAGCCGAATTGTGTTTTAAAACAATTCTTCCATCGCTTACCGGGTCGTAGCGTCCGGGGACAGATATTTCAACCGGTTTCCCAGGAACCCATTCACCATTAACTAAGTGCCCGTTAGCCTCAATAGTAACTATTGCTGTATGTGGATACCGTTTTACCATCTGTTGCCAGCTCTCCCTTTGATAATGATTCGTTTCTCAAGTTTAGCAGCTTTCTCCGGCTCCCCGTTCTCTATGTACAGTTGCTTTGCAGTCTGAATATAGAAAGAACGGGGATGAGTGATAGAAAGCTTGTTTTCACTGAAATCTTGAGAGTTTACCATCATGGCATACATATCAGCGACACAAAGACCGACTTGCTTCATGCTTTCAGTAGTACATTCCGCTTCGGGGTTGATACCCCGCCTAACGAAGACTACCTTATCCAAGAAGCCTTCCATATCCCCAATAGATGGATATTCCAGTATTGTTTCTCTGATTGTTGCCATTATAGTTTACTCTTCATCTGTTTTTTCAGTATCTTCATCGGCCGCCCATTCCTTGGCATCAGTTTTCATGATATACATTGCATCAGGATCGTTGACTACCGGGATGGCATTAGCTTCTGCTTTAGTCCACTCTTTGAACGGTTCAAGTTCAGACCACTTGCTGATAAAAACAAAGTCTTTTTTCAGTGTTGTTGCTTTCTTCTTGTACTCGACAGAATGTTCCGCTGCAATAGGACCATGTTGGATGTCACCGCATTGTAAATCTTCCAAAAAACAGATATTAGCGGCTTCCCATGGATTGATCGTAGTGCGATTATGAGAAGCATCTTCAATACGAACAGCCGGGCTCACTAAGACAATTTGAACACCTTCTGTATTCTCTTGTGCAGAGAGATATTCATTGATAACTTTCTTGGAGATAGTCAGCTTTTCTTTCTGATTGATCCAGCCTTTAACTTTCTCGATAACGGCTTTCTGTTTCTTCAATAAAGCAAATCGATCTTTACGCATCACTACGTACTTAATGGTAACACCATCAGCAGAGGCAGAAACTACTGTATCTTCAATGTCTTGCAATCCGTCTGCAGTGTTTGCATTTGCCCAGTCAGCAGCAGAAACCTTTTTATTTTCATTCTTCATACCACAACCAACAAATTCCTCGGTAACAATACCGTTATTATTGCTTGAGTTTAGAGTGAACCCACCTTTAGACATCAGCTGCATGCACCACCATTCGAAACGTCCACGAACAGCGTTATATACAAAGTCCTGATCTTTGAAAGCGAGGTCAAGGATAGATTTCAAATCCGAATCACCTTCACAATCACGGCTAAGTTGCCGGTATTCGTTCCAGTCGCTTTCATTCATACCACGCTTAACGGCAGTCTTGGGGATATCACCTGACATCTTACCTACAACTTCACGTTTCTTTTGCGGTGCAGAAGAATCAAAGCTGATAACGTCTGCAATAACAGGAGCACCTTTCTCTCCGGTCAAAGTTTCCCATTTCAGAGAATCTTTCTGCTTTACACCGAAGAAGTTAGGGAAGAATACCGGCTTAACCTTACGTGAGTTAAGTCGTGCTCCCATGTTCTTACGGTTCACTTGTTTAATTAAACTTCTTTCCATATATCATTATTTTAATGGATTAGACAAAACGAATAAAACCAAGCGTTGCCTTCAGGTCTTTATCAATCGGGTAAGGCATTACACTCTCATTAACAGTACCACGCACAAGGAGACCAGACTGTTGATTTGCAACAGTTACATCTACTTTGTTCATAGTAATAGCTTCCGGTACATACTTGAACTTGGCGGCATTAGCAGCAGCTTTTACGTTAGCCAAAATAAGCACATCACCAATAGCAGCAGCACCAATAGCACCAGCAACGGTAATTGTATCATAAGAAGCATTGCTCTTATCAATAGCAGCAATCAAATCAGACGCCCCCTTAAGAGCACCGCCAACTGTAATTGCTTCTCCGACTTTAAACAGATGCCCTTTTGCGACTTGTACTGCCGTGGCAGCAGCAGCGACGGCGGCTGTAACCTTTGCCGTTTTTACGACATGATAAAGTCCATTGGAATCTTTACCCACAATCACAAGCGGAGGAAGTTCGTCAATGATTCCCTTCAGTTCCGCACGAGCGATGGTTCCACCGCCTTGGATGTCCTCGATAATCTTCTCTATACCGGGAGCATACTGAAATTCAGTTTCTTTTTTTCTAAACATAATACAATGAATTAATTATTAATCTTCCAGACCGAGGCTGGCAACTCCGTTATCAGAACCTTCTTCATCTTCCATCAAGTCCAGCCATTCTTTCTCTGAACGCTCTTTCGGCTTGTAAGAGTTAGGCTTGTAATCACCACCGGCGACTTCATCATCAATAACAGATTGTTTGATTTCGGCAAATTCTTCTTGAAGCTCTTTAATCTGGTCTTCAACAGAAGTTTCAGAATTGACATCAATACGATTAAACCATTTTGCAGGGAGTTTAGAATCTGCAAACAATGCTTTAGCAGATGCCTGCTTCGTAGAAGTAGTGACTGTTGTAGCGACAGTAGAGACAGATGCAGCCAACTCGGAAATCTGTTTCTGCTGGGCTTTCAACAACTTAACAACAGAAGCAGGCAAGCCTTCGAGATCTTCGTCCTCGTCTTCATCTTCTTCGTCATCTTTCGGCTTCTTAGTTTTTTTAGTCTTAGTTGTCTCAATAGGTTTTCCATCCTTCAAACCGTATTTTTTCTCATAAGCGGCAATAGCAGCATCAATACTGGCTTGACTGCCTTGTTCATTTGATACCAAGTCCGGAAGAATATTATCCTTGAATAACCCAATATAGTTATCCAGATTCTCTTCACTTTCGATGTCAAAAAGAGCTTGCACCTTGGCCGCATACTTTTCAGGAATTCCAGCTTTTTTCAAAGCTGCTTTGATGGTTGCTAAAATCTTCATACTTTTTTCCTTAAAATATATTGGGAGTAAATTTTTCCTGCTTATATATTTTATTTCAGAATCAAATGCATACATTTGTAATTAAGTTAAAGCGTAGAATGGATTATATAGAAGATAGACATGAATATTACAATGTGTATATATCTAAGTGTACACAATGCAAGCATTTTAATTTTGATAAATTAAAATGCCCGGCATACCCTAATGGTATTCCTGTTAAATACCTTGATGGTTCACAGGTACATGACAAAAAAGAAAGCGACCAAAAAGGGGAGTTCGTCTTCCTAAAAGAATCCAATTAACTAGTTTTCGCTTTTGTATAACTCCATCCCATTTTTTCGGATATCCGTTTCCATAATATATGATAATGGACCACTGAAGCCATTGTTGGGGATAGTGTATTATTATTGATTCTAGCAGTAAACTCTGCTCTTAGTTTGTTATTCTCCCGATTCACTAGCTTTTCGAATTTACTAATTGTAATTCCCCATCCTTCTTCGGGACGTTTCATAGCGAATGTATAATTAGGTGTTACAGCTCTCATTTCTGATACATTATGGGCTATTGCAAGATACATATCAGCCGGACTGAATGAGTTGCCAATTCGTCCCAAACTCTTTTCTGGCTCTTGCCAGCCTCTTGGGTGATTATGTGTAAAAATGCAATCCTTCATCTTCGCACATTCTTCATCCGTAAACTCAACACTATATTTGGCTCCGCGCTTATCGATTACAACATTACCATTCTTGTCAAATAAGACTCCTGTCTCAAAGCTTTTATTCAGGCGTATTTCATTCTCTGTGTTGGTTATTTTGTTATAGAGTTTTCGTTCATTCCATTTTTGTTTAATATCTGTAATTTCAGCATCAGTCTTGATACGTTTAGGTTTAGAAACCTTTATAACTTCATTCGTAATAGGTTGGGAAACTATTTCTCTTTGTAGTCCTCCATCATTGGTAAAGTTATCCTTATACCAGAAAGCCGATTACAATCCGTCTTTATTCTCGCTGACGAAATCCTTTGCTCCCTGGGGAATGTCTGTAATAACCTGCTCTTTCGGAACTGTGTCATTCAGCAGAAAATCCGCAAAATTTTCTGGTTCCATCGTAATGGGAGTAGCGAAGCAGATACAGAAAGGATGGAAGCCTGTAAACTTGAATGTTTTAGGATATTTTCCAACCATCGCATCACAGATCTTACACGGTCCGCGATTATTGGCCGAACGCTGTATCTCAATTCCTAGTATAAAATCCTGTTTACTCCAACGTTCATAGTCTGCACTACGATAAGCTGTGTTCGTAGTTGTTGCAGATGTTCGGAGAGCGTTCTTGTATGCAGAGCGGTATACACCTTGCCCTGGATGATAATCTTTCATCGGTTGTGATAGAACCAATTCACCTTTCTCATTTCGGATCCGGCGAAAACGTTTTTGGGGATTTTGCAAAATTTGCCGTATATCACTACTGATTCCGTTTGAATTACGTCCGGCAACTACGCCGCTATCAAGATAGAATTCGAGTTGCGATTTCGTTTGCTGTGTAATATTCCAAACTCTATCAGACAATTTTAGACCGTTGGAATCTATATCATTCTTTAGAGCCTCAAATGCAGATAGGCTATGAGTAAACATTCCATCCTTAGTTGCGCTAGAAATAGACATTCCCTTGATGAACAGGGAAATAAAATCATCATTCTTCCTCTCTGCTCGTTCCCAGCCATCCTTTTGGAATGCGGAAATATTAGCATATAACATTGATTCAAGGTTTAGTAGTTCCCGGTCAACCGCACTCTCTATTCCCTGATTGCTTATCCATACATTGTTTTTCCCCGCATCTGACCATTTACGGAGATACGGGGAAACAGAAAGTATAAACTGATTAAAGATATTGGCTATTACGGCCTGCTGTGCAGCAACTTTCTGTATATGCTGTTTATCGTAGAAAGAAAGTCCAGGCATAGTTAAAGTGTAGCTCCTAGGAATGAATTGTTTTGAGCGGTATCTTTCTCATCTTGTTTCTTGCGGGCTAACTCTTCTTCAACATCATCCGTATATGGTGAATTTTTAATAATCGTCTCTTTGCTATTGAATTGGGATGCTGTTTCAAGATTCTTTAGTTCTTCAGCCAGGTCCTGTGGGAGAATACTGCCAAACTCCACCTCAATAAAATTATCATTTAGCTGTGATGCATACTTAGTATGTGTGATGTTAGCCATTCCTGCTTGAACTATTGACACAGTACGTTGAACTGCAGGGCCGAAGATTTCCATCTGCTCACTGGCTTTAATTTCCGCGTCAATCAGCATAAATCGGCGAGATGTTCCGCTTAAATTACCTAATCCCATTAGCTTATTCATTGATAAATCAGGGCTGGAAGCTCCGGAGTGTATGGCATCGTCTAATTGGTTAAGCTCGAGTGTTACGGATTCGCAGGACTGCTGCCACGCTAAGTAGTCGGCATCACCATGATACGATGTACCGGTATCAGGGTCTATTTCCATTCCGAAGTTCAATTCCTTGCCAACGGTTTCTTTACTTGGTAGATTTGCAAGACCATAGGTTTTTAAAATTGGTTCAGAGAAATAATCGTTTGTATCTGACAAACGGGAAAGCCTCATTTCCTTTTTATCAATCAAGTTGGCAACATCTTCCCAATCAGGGCAATCTACTTCGGCATATACTACAGGAATCTTTCCAAAGAGGTTTTTTGTCTTTTTCACTAGCCAAATGCCGTCCATTACTCCGGAATAGATAACATCTTTCGTGTATATCTTCACGCATTCACAAGTACGGCCATTGACTTCTGCATTGTATTTATAGATGAAGCCGTCCATATCGTCGTCCTCGTCGAAATGTGGATAGAATTCACATTCGATATTGTTATCTTTAGGAGTAGAAAGAATCTTAACCTTTAATTGGCTTTTTCCATCATCCCGGGTAACTGGATAGAAAACAATAGCTGCTTTGGTTTCTGAAAGAACTTTTCTAGCAAACTCTTTCAAAACTGATTGCATCTTGAGTTTACGCTTATAGATATTCTTAAATTCGGTAAAACCGTTATTTGGGTCTTCAGCTGTGATAGTCATTTCACCACCAAACAAAAAGGCAACAGAGGTACGAACTATCTTCTTTGGTAGATTAGTCACAATTTGAGCGACTTCTACAGTTTTATCCTCTAGTCTCCTTGGCTTTTCTTCTCCTGTATCGGGATCAACTTCTTTTTCTGTCTCTGAATATACAGCGATCTTCTTCGGTTCGCGATATCCGACAGATTCTTTACGTCGAGTCCTGTCGCCATCGTATTCTTCCATATACTCGCGAGGATTACGGTTCTCTCGGGTATCAACGCATAAATCTCCGACTATGCTTCCGAAGTCTTCATTTTTTAGAATATCCTTAATGTCTGGCATATACTTTTCTCTTAAAATATAAAACGCCTAACATTACTTCGTTATTTCTCTTATAAATCTTATCACATAATAAATGGCAAAACTAAGGAAGATTATGGGAAAATTGCGCTAAGATTCTCAAAATAGTCCTTGATTTATTTTTTCCAATGTATTTAAATACTTTTGAGTCGCATACTTATTAATGATAGAAAATCCTCCATTGACATCTAGAATAATAAATTTGGACCTATTTTTATATATAGGATGCTTGGCATCAATTATTGTTATATTACTATCAGGTATATATTCTTCAAACTTTTCAAGGGGAGTATAATACTTATTTATATCGTGAATTATTGATTGGTATTTCATAACTTGTTCCTTATT